ATGAATAGACAGCTTGTAAGCGTGACTGATGCCGTGCCTTATCAGGAGTTTGCAAAACTCATTGGTAAAACTCCAAGAGCTGTAAGGGGCATGATTGAGAAAGGGAAATTACCAGTTATTGAGATTACTGACCCTCAGTCAGTATCGGGGCGTGCTGGTGAATATTGGGTATACCTTCCGGCATGGAATAACGGACTAAAACTGGCTTATGAAAGCCGTCCTAAAGAGATTCGTGACGGCTGGTTGATGTGGTTAGGTCTCGGTGAACCACGTTAAGGAGAACCGTATGAATGAGCCTCGTTGTATTGCTCAGTTATTGCGTAACGAAAGCCCCAGGGCGATTGACTTCACCATCACCCACGGTAAGGGGCGTAAGGGAATCATTATCCGCACCAAAAACAGAGTCCGTTAAAAAAGGCTCTGACCTTTCTGAAAAGCCGGAGGGTCTGGAAATGACAGTGATGACGCTCAATCTCGTTGAAAAACAGCCAGCAGCTATGCGCCGGATAATTGGTAAGCATCTGGCCGTCCCTCGCTGGCAGGAGACATGCGATTATTATAATCAGATGATGGAACGCGAACGGCTAACGGTTTGCTTCCATGCGCAGTTAAAACAGCGTCACGCAACGATGCGTTTTGAAGAAATGAACGACGTCGAACGTGAACGGCTGGTTTGTGCAATTGATGAACTGCGTGGGGCATTCTCAAAACGCCGTCAGGTCGGTGCAAGTGAGTATGCATATATTAGCTTTTTAACTGTCAGTCAGCGCCGTACTTTATTTATGCATGCCGGATTGACTGAAAAAGAATTCAACCAGCCATACTGGCGAATTAATGAAGAATCATGTTACTGGCGTGATGCCTTATTCCGTGCATTACGTGAATTATTCAGCCTGTTTGAGTATGCACCGACAATTCTGACGTCGGTAAAACCAGAGCAATATCTGCATTAAGTAATTAACCAGAGTTTTTAACGCACTTAATTGTGCGGGGCTTCTTTTTGCCTGGAGAAAGTCATGCATACAGTTTCTGAAAATCAGTGCGGTAAATACGCATTACTGCTGCAACAGGCCAGAACCGAAGCACAGGCCGACGCAGCGACGCGCTTTTCTTCTCATCTTGACGCCATGATTCGCCACATCACAAAGGCGGAGTTATCCCGCGTAGAGATAGTCGAGCTGCTCAGTCAGGAGTCGGAAAAATTTCACAATATCGGATTGTCTCGCGGGGAGGTGCTTTGATGTCCTGTTCTCGTTCAGTTGTATTACTGAATAACGCCTTAAAAATCACCGTTATGAAAAATGGCGATCTATCTCTTATTCAACTTGGTCTTGATAAAGAAAAACGCGAAATAACTGAGTCTGTTATCGCGATTTATCAGAACGAATTAAATCTCCTGTCTGATGTGGTCAATTTACTTGTTAAACGCGCTGTATTTCACAAGCAAATCTCCTCCGTGGATGAACTGACGAAATTAACGACAGAAATTGCCAGCTATTGCGCTGATGAATTTAAAAAACTTAACGACAAAAGGAACTGGTAATGCCGGACAACGTAGATTTTATTCAGGAACAACAGGCTGAATTACTGGAGCGTCAGATTAACGCGGCAAGGGTAAAACATTGCGGAGCTTCTGCGCTGGTTTGCGAAGAGTGTGACGCGCCAATACCTGCTGCCCGTCGTGCGGCTTATCCGTCAGCCACGCGTTGTGTTTCCTGCCAGTCAGTCTTTGAAGCAAAAAACAAACATTACCGGAGAACGGCATGAGTATTCGTATTGAAATTGGCGAACGTTATGTCGTTACCAGTGACAGCTTTCAGTTTATTCTCCACGAGAAAAAGAGAGCGGAAGCGGTAAAAACGCCGGTCAGGAATGGCTGGCGGTGGTTGGTTATTATCCGAAATTAAGCCAGCTCGTTTCCGGCCTGATGCATCACGATATTCTGACCGGAAGCGCAAAGTCTTTTGCTGATTTAAACGCGCAGGTTGAGCAACTCAGCAGGCGTTGTTCAGAGGCTTTTGGCTCATATGGCCGTTAAAGCCTCCGGGCGTTTTGTCCCTCCTTCAGCATTTGCTGCAGGCACCGGTAAGGCGTTTACCGGTGCTTATGCATGGAACGCGCCACGCGAGGCCGTCGGGCGCGAAAGACCCCTTACACGTGACGAGATGCGTCAGGTGCAAGGTGTTTTATCCACGATTAACCGCCTGCCTTACTTTTTGCGCTCGCTGTTTACTTCACGCTATGACTACATCCGGCGCAATAAAAGCCCGGTACACGGGTTTTATTTCCTCACATCCACTTTTCAGCGTCGTTTATGGCCGCGCATTGAGCGTGTGAATCAGCGCCATGAAATGAACACCGACGCGTCGTTACTGTTTCTGGCAGAGCGTGACCACTATGCGCGCCTGCCGGGAATGAATGACAAGGAGCTGAAAAAGTTTGCTGCCCGTATCTCATCGCAGCTTTTCATGATGTATGAGGAACTCAGCGATGCCTGGGTGGATGCGCATGGCGAAAAAGAATCGCTGTTTACGGATGAGGCGCAGGCTCACCTCTATGGTCATGTTGCTGGCGCTGCACGTGCTTTCAATATTTCCCCTCTCTACTGGAAAAAATACCGTAAAGGGCAGATGACCACGAGGCAGGCATATTCTGCCATTGCCCGTCTGTTTAACGATGAGTGGTGGACTCATCAGCTTAAAGGCCAGCGTATGCGCTGGCATGAAGCGTTACTGATAGCTGTCGGGGAGGTCAATAAAGACCGTTCTCCTTATGCCAGTAAACACGCCATTCGTGATGTGCGTGCGCGCCGCCAGGCAAATCTGGAATTTCTTAAATCGTGTGACCTTGAAAACAGGGAAACCGGCGAGCGCATCGACCTTATCAGTAAGGTGATGGGCAGTATTTCTAATCCTGAAATTCGCCGGATGGAGCTGATGAACACCATTGCCGGTATTGAGCGTTACGCCGCCGCAGAGGGTGATGTGGGGATGTTTATCACGCTGACCGCGCCGTCAAAGTATCACCCGACTCGTCAGGTCAGAAAAGGCGAAAGTAAAACCGTTCAGCTTAATCACGGCTGGAACGATGAGGCATTTAATCCAAAGGATGCGCAGCGTTATCTCTGTCGTATCTGGAGCCTGATGCGCACGGCATTCAAGGATAATGATTTACAGGTCTACGGTTTGCGAGTCGTCGAGCCACACCACGACGGAACGCCGCACTGGCATATGATGCTTTTTTGTAATCCACGCCAGCGTAACCAGATTATCGAAATCATGCGTCGCTATGCGCTCAAAGAGGATGGCGACGAAAGAGGAGCCGCGCGAAACCGTTTTCAGGCAAAACATCTTAACCGGGGCGGTGCTGCGGGGTATATCGCGAAATACATCTCAAAAAACATCGATGGCTATGCACTGGATGGTCAGCTCGATAACGATACCGGCAGGCCGCTGAAAGATACTGCTGCGGCTGTTACCGCATGGGCGTCAACGTGGCGCATCCCGCAATTTAAAACGGTTGGCCTGCCGACAATGGGGGCTTACCGTGAACTACGCAAATTGCCTCGCGGCGTCAGCATTGCTGATGAGTTTGACGAACGCGTTGAGGCTGCACGTGCCGCCGCAGACAGTGGTGATTTTGCGTTGTATATCAGCGCGCAGGGTGGGGCAAATGTTCCGCGTGATTGCCAGACTGTCAGAGTCGCCCGTAGCCCGTCGGATGACGTTAACGAGTACGAGGAAGAAGTCGAGAGAGTGGTCGGCATTTACGCGCCGCATCTCGGCGCGCGTCATATTCATATCACCAGAACGACGGACTGGCGCATTGTGCCGAAAGTTCCGGTCGTTGAGCCTTTGACTTTAAAAAGCGGCATCGCCGCGCCTCGGAGTCCTGTCAATAACTGTGGAAAGCTCACTGGTGGTGATACTTCGTTACCGGCTCCCACACCTTCTGAGCACGCTGCAGCAGTGTTGGATTTGATTGATATAGGGGTGGTTAGTTGGAATGATGCTGAGGTGATGACAGTTCTTAGGAAGAGATTAAAAGATTACTCACGGGAATTGATGGTATTCAAAGGAAGGGCTAGCCAACGCCCAATCTGATTATGTTTTGTAATGATAAGTTAATGCTGAATGAGTGGCTCGCGCATAACCTTGCGGGAAAAAGAGCATATTATGTACAGTTTTGAGGTTGGCTAGAGGGGATGGGCGAGATAGTTTGTGTTTGTGTGGGTTTGAGAAGTTTGATGCGCACATCAAAAATTGATACAACTGATTGAAAAAATGATAAAAAAGCTGTTAAATGCGTCAGTTTTCTAAGGGGGGAAGATGAAAAAAATAACCAAGAGAAAAGAGAGAGAGATATTTTACGATCCTATTTACATCGTACAGGAAGAGATGTTGTATCTGCAGGGCGCTCTAAGATTAATCCTATTTCAAAAGCATCAAAAATAAATCGTTGGATAAATGCGCAAATTAAAGATGGATTAAATTGCGAAATAAGGAAAAATAGAGACCTTTTCCTTACTTTACCTAAAAATGAACTTTTCAAGTAATTACCATCGTACAATGCAAGCCATACAAACGATTAGGCATCTTACGGGGCGGAAGATATTTAATAACCAATGTTACCGTCTTTGTTTGTTGACTTTTCGAAGATTGAATATATTTCTGCATCTGCCGCATTGGTATTGACCGCGGAATTATCAAAATGGGATGATTCGGTAAGGCAACGCATTCGCCCAAAAGTGAAAACGTGGAATAAAAACATACTCTCTCAATTTGATGAGTTGGGTTTTTTTGACTTATTTAGAAATAAAGATAGTTTTGAGCTTGAAAAAGAAAAGGAACCAAGTAATATCCGTTTTGTTAAGTATATGAAAGGACATTTACATGATGATGAAAAAACTCAGCATTTAAAAAAAGAAATAAAGCGTATTGTGGGAGAAGACCTTGGTAAATGGACTTTCCTATACAGTGGTTTGTCCGAAGCTATTACAAATGTTGTTCATCATGCTTATCCAGATAATAAAGGCTATCATGAGCATGATAAAAAATGGTATTTAACTGCTTCATATGATAGTTCAAGTAGAATAATAAAAGTAGTGTTCTATGATCAAGGTATTACAATTCCTGGGTCTTTGCCGGAATCTAAACTCCATGAAAAGGTTTTAAATTACCTTTCGAAGTTACCGCTTGCAGAACGAAAAAGAGATGAACAATTGTTAAAGGCTGCAGTTGAAATCAAACGTTCTAGTACGGGGGAAGAGGATCGGGGTAAAGGCTTGCAGGACTTGTTGGAGTTCATAAAGCAACGTGGTGAAGGTTATCTTTCAATTATGAGTGGTAAAGGCCTTTACAAATACTCACAACATGATAAAAAATCTGAGGTAAAATCAGTAAGCTTCGCTCTGCCTGTTTGTGGTACACTTATAGTATGGAGTACAAAGCTATGATTACTAGATTGGTTGCTAGCCTCATGAAAACATTGAAGATTGGTTCAGAGTTCTCGAAAGTTCCCAGAGGCCGCTATCGTACTGACGGGACAGCAAGTGGTGAACGGTTTAGAGAAGATTTCTTAAGAAAGCGTCTAAGCTTGCTTTCTGCTGGGGAAAAATTGCAGATAGTCATCGATGATGATGTCGAAGGATATGGTTCGTCTTTTTTGGTGGAGGGCTTTGCGGGCATGGTAAAATATGGATATATGCATGCCAATGAGTTATTGTCTAAAATTGAAATTAAAATATACTAATCCTGATTTTGATTTCTATAAAAAGAAAATAGAACAATATATCAACGAGGCGCAGTTTAATTCGAAACGATATGAGCCAACAGTCGAATAATCCGATGTTTATTTTAGGTGAGGGTTCTGGTGAGTTCTCACCTAGTTTGCTTTTTATCAAGAAGGATAATGAAGAAGGCCTGAGTGCTACTCATGCAGTTAAGGATATTAATACGATAATTGAAGTAGCTAGTTCTAATATTGTTGATGCAATACGGCATCCACCTGAAACGCCTATTTTATCGTCATCACTTATTACGGCTCTTATTAGTACTATTTGTGCGGCCACTGCTGCATTTGCATATAATAAAGTCCATTGGCGTTCTGTTGTTAAACGGGAGACTAAAACCAAACTCCTGGAGAGTATTTCAGATGTGGTTAATGAGTTGCGTTCTGATGCTATTAGTTATTGGTTGAAGGGGTATTCAAAAAAGTCGGCGAAGTCTCTCTTAGAAGAGGAAATGAGAATTAAGGCGAGTTTAAATATAATAAATTCGACTATAACAATATATGTTCAGCAAGAGTCGCGATGGAAAAGAAAGGATATTGAAGCTCAGTTAAGGGTTTTTCATGACGAACTTTTTGATATTATAACAGGTGATGATTTTGAGTCTCAGGCAAGGAAGCAGGATAAGGCAAAGGTTTCTGCTATTTCTACAAAGTGTGTGGCTTTTCGCGTTTTATTAAATACCATCAAGTTTTAAGATAGCCATGCATGAGTTTGGTGCATGAAAATGCATGAGGTTTTACGAATTATTTTGGCTAAAATCAGCCTGCCCTGACTGGCTACGGCAGATATCATGCACCTGCATTAAAACCGCCCCATGAAGCGGGCGGGCGAGGCGGGGAAAGCACTGCGCGCTGGCGGTGGTGCTGATTTTATTTTTTCAGCGTCTGAGCGCGTCGTGAAGGCGCTTAGTCTGCCCGTTGAGGCGTTGGTGTGTCTGCGGGGTGTTTTGTGCGGTGGTGAGCGTGTGAGCGCGTGATGACGGGGGTGTAAAAAAAGCCGCCCGCAGGCGGCGATGTTCAGCCGTTGTCAGTGTCCAGTGAGTAGTTTTTAAAGCGGATGACCTCCTGACCGAGCCAGCCGTTTATCTCGCGGATCCTGTCCTGTAGCGGGATAAGCTCATTGCGGACAAAGACCTTTGCCACTTTCTCAATATCACCCAGCGACCCGACGTTCTCCGGCTTGCCGCCCATCAACTGAAAGGGGATGCGGTGCGGCGTCCAGCAGGTCAGCGGCGCTGGCTTTTTTGATATTAAAAAAATCGTCCTTCGTTGCCACTTCACTGAGCGGGATAATTTTAATGCCGTCGGCTTTCCCCTGCGGGGCATAGAGAAACAGATTTTTAAAGTTGTTGCGGCCTTTCGACTTGACCATGTTTTCGCGAAGCATTTCGATATCGTTGCGATCCTGCACGGCATCGGTGACGTACATGATATATCCGGCATGAGCGCCGTTTTCGTAATACTTGCGGCGGAACAGCGTGGCCGACTCATTCAGCCAGGCAGAATTAAGGGCGCTGAGATATTCCGGCAGGCCGTACAGCTCCTGATTAATATCCGGCTCCAGCAGGTGAAACACGGAGCCGGGCGCGAAGGCTGTCGGCTCGTGAAGGACGGCACCCACCAGTAAACATCCTCCTCCACGCCACGGCGGGTATATTTTGCCGGTGAGGTTTCCAGTCTGATGACCTTACCGGTGGTGCTGTAACGCTTTTCCAGAAACGCATTACCGAACACCAGAAAATCCAGCACAAAGCGGCTGAAATCCTGCTGGAAAGCCACGGGTGCGGAATAAACGTTGAAGCCAGAATATTACGTTTGACGTAAATCGGTGAGCTGTGATGTACGGCAGCACGCAGGCTTTTTGCCAGACCGGTAAAGCTGACCGGTGGCTCATACCATCTGCCGTTACTGATGCACTCGACGTAATCCAGAATGTCACGGCGGTCGAGTACCGGCACCGGTTCACCAAAGGTGAATGCCTCCATTTTCGGGGCGCTGGCGGTCATTTTTTTTGCCGCAGGTTGCGGTGTTTTCCCTTTTTTCTTGCTCATCAGTAAAACTCCAGAATGGTGGATGTCAGCGGGGTGCTGATACCGGCGGTGAGTGGCTCATTTAACAGGGCGTGCATGGTCGCCCAGGCGAGGTCGGCGTGGCTGGCTTCCTCGCTGCGGCTGGCCTCATAGGTGGCGCTGCGTCCGCTGCTGGTCATGGTCTTGCGGATAGCCATAAACGAGCTGGTGATGTCGGTGGCGCTGACGTCATATTCCAGACAGCCACGGCGGATAACGTCTTTTGCCTTGAGCACCATTGCGGTCTTCATTTCCGGCGTGTAGCGGATATCGCGCGCGGCGGGATAGAACGAGCGCACGAGCTGGAACACGCCGACACCAAGGCCGGTGGCATCAATACCGATGTATTCGACGTTGTATTTTTCGGTGAGTTTGCGGATGGATTCCGCCTGAGTGGCAAAGTCCATGCCTTTCCACTGGTGACGCTCAAGTATTCTGAATTTGCCACCGACCACCACCGGCGGTGCCAGCACCACGCATCCGGCGCTGTCGCCACGGTGTGACGGGTCGTAACCAATCCATACCGGACGTGAGCCGAACGGATTTGCGGCAAACGGCGCATAGTCTTCCCATTCTTCCAGCGTGTCGACCATGCAGCGTTGCAGCTCCTCGAACGGGAACACCGACGCCTTGTCGTCAACAAATTCACACATGAACAGGTTTTTTAAAATCGTCGGCGCTGTTTTCACGTTTGAGCTGCTCAATGTCGAACAGTGTGCAGCCACCTTTCAGGGCGTCCTCAATGGTGACAATCTGCCGCCACTGGCCGTCCGCACAGAGAAGACCTCCGGCAAGGGCGTTATGACTGACGTCGATTTCCACGCGTTCGGCGGCGCTGGCGCGTCCCCGGTTAAACAGTTCACCGGACCAGAACGGATAGGCGTCGTGCGCCAGCGTGGACGGGGTGGAGAAATAGGTCGAGCGCAGGTGACTCTGTGAGGCCATACCTGATGCCACCTTACGCAGTACCTGAAAATTCGGGATCCAGAAAATCTCGTCGACGTACAGGTCGCCGTTATGGCTCTGCGCGGTGTTGGAGTTGGTGCCGAGAAAAATCAGTTTTGCGCTGTTATTGCCCAGGACAATCGGGTCACCGGTCAGGTCAACGTCAACCAGCCGGGCAAAGGCGATGATGTATTCGCGGAACACATACGCCTGCGTTTTACTGGCCGACAGAAAAATCTGGTTATGACCGGTTTTCAGGGCGCGCAGCAGCGCCTCGCGGGAAAAATAAAACGTCGCGCCAATCTGGCGGGATTTCAGGATATCGCGGATGCGGTGCTCAAGCCCGGCGCGATACCAGTGCAACTGATAGTCGAAAGACTGCTCAAAGAAAATCTGCTCCAGCTTTTCGATGGCCTCGTCACTGAAAAAATTCTTTTTCGGTTTGCGACGCCCGCCTTTGTTGCGGTTAGCGACGTTCGGATTAAGGTCTGCCTCGTTGCCGGTCTGACTGTAGCGGTTGACCCGCGCCAGCCGTTCAATCTGGCGTCCCAGCAGGTCAATTTCCTTGAAGTCACCGCCGGTTTTCTGCGGTTTGATGATGAGCTGGGTCAGCCGCGCTTCCAGACTCATTTCGACACGGCTGATGGGGGCAACGCTGTCCCAGCCGTCGCGCTGTTTCCAGCTCTGCACCGTCGGGCGTTTCATCTGCAACATGGCGGCAATCTGCGGCACGGAAAACCCCTGCCAGTACAGCAGCGCCGCCTGACGACGCGGGTCGTGTAAAAGAGTGGTGTCTGTGGTGATGGTCATGAATACCTCGCCGTGATGAATACACGGCAAGGCTACTGAGTCGCGCCCCGCGATTCGCTAAGGTGCTGTTGTGTCAGTGATAAGCCATCCGGGACTGATGGCGGAGGATGCGCATCGTCGGGAAACTGATGCCGACATGTGACTCCTCTAATCACTATTCAGGACTCCTGACAATGGCAAAAAAAGTCTCAAAATTCTTTCGTATCGGCGTTGAGGTGACACCTGTGACGGGCGTGTCATCAGTGCGCAGGATATTCAGGAAATGGCCGAAACCTTTGACCCGCGTGTCTATGGTTGCCGCATTAACCTGGAACATCTGCGCGGCATCCTGCCTGACGGTATTTTTAAGCGTTATGGCGATGTGGCCGAACTGAAGGCCGAAAAGATTGACGATGATTCGGCGCTGAAAGGCAAATGGGCGCTGTTTGCGAAAATCACCCCGACCGATGACCTTATCGCGATGAACAAGGCCGCGCAGAAGGTCTACACCTCAATGGAAATTCAGCCGAACTTTGCCAATACCGGCAAATGTTATCTGGTGGGTCTGGCCGTCACCGATGACCCGGCAAGCCTCGGCACGGAATACCTGGAATTCTGCCGCACGGCAAAACACAACCCCCTGAACCGCTTCAAATTAAGCCCTGAAAACCTGATTTCAGTGGCAACGCCCGTTGAGCTGGAATTTGAAGACCTGCCTGAAACCGTGTTCACCGCCCTGACCGAAAAGGTGAAATCCATTTTTGGCCGCAAACAGGCCAGCGATGACGTCCGTCTGAATGACGTGCATGAAGCGGTGACCGCTGTTGCTGAACATGTGCAGGAAAAACTGAGCGCCACTGAGCAGCGCCTCGCTGAGGTGGAAACCGCCTTTTCCGCACTTAAGCAGGAGGTGACTGACAAGGTGGATGAAACCAGCCAGGCATTCACCCGCCTGAAAAACAGTCTCGACCACACCGAAAGTCTGACCCAGCAGCGCCGCAGCAAGGCCACCGGTGGTGGCGGTGACGCCCTGATGACGAACTGCTGACCGGCGTCAGTCAGTCCGGGAAAACCTTCACGATTAACCCTTAATTTCAGGAAAAACTATGCGCCAGGAAACCCGCTTTAAATTTAATGCCTACCTGTCCCGTGTTGCCGAACTGAACGGCATCGACGCCGGTGATGTGTCGAAAAAATTCACCGTTGAACCGTCGGTCACCCAGACCCTGATGAACACCATGCAGGAGTCCTCTGATTTTCTGACCCGCATCAATATTGTGCCGGTCAGCGAAATGAAAGGGGAAAAAATTGGCATCGGTGTCACCGGCTCCATTGCCAGCACCACCGACACCGCCGGTGGCACCGAGCGTCAGCCGAAGGATTTTTCGAAGCTGGCGTCAAACAAGTACGAATGCGACCAGATTAACTTCGATTTTTATATCCGCTACAAAACGCTTGACCTGTGGGCGCGTTATCAGGATTTCCAGCTCCGTGTCCGTAACGCCATTATCAAACGTCAGGCTCTTGATTTAATCATGGCCGGTTTTAACGGTGTGAAGCGTGCCGAAACCTCTGACCGCAGCAGTAACCCGATGCTGCAGGATGTGGCGGTCGGCTGGCTGCAGAAATACCGCAATGAAGCCCCGGCGCGCGTGATGAGTAAGGTCACTGACGAGGAAGGCCGCACCACCTCTGAGGTTATCCGCGTGGGTAAGGGCGGTGATTATGCCAGCCTTGATGCACTGGTGATGGATGCGACCAACAACCTGATTGAGCCGTGGTATCAGGAAGACCCTGACCTTGTGGTGATTGTGGGGCGTCAGTTACTGGCGGACAAGTATTTCCCCATCGTTAACAAGGAGCAGGACAACAGCGAAATGCTGGCCGCTGACGTCATCATCAGCCAGAAACGCATCGGTAACCTGCCAGCGGTACGCGTCCCGTACTTCCGGCGGATGCGATGCTCATCACGAAGCTGGAAAACCTGTCCATCTACTACATGGATGACAGCCATCGCCGCGTGATTGTGGAAAACCCGAAACTCGACCGCGTGGAGAACTACGAGTCAATGAACATTGATTACGTGGTGGAAGACTACGCCGCCGGTTGTCTGGTGGAAAAAATTAAGGTCGGTGATTTCTCCACACCGGCTAAGGCGACCGCAGAGCCGGGAGCGTAACCGATGACGAGTCCCGCACAGCGCCACATGATGCGGGTCTCGGCAGCGATGACCGCGCAGCGGGAAGCCGCCCCGCTGCGACATGCAACTGTCTATGAGCAGATGCTGGTTAAGCTCGCCGCAGACCAGCGCACACTGAAAGCGATTTATTCAAAAGAGCTGAAGGCCGCGAAAAAACGCGAACTGCTGCCGTTCTGGTTGCCGTGGGTGAACGGCGTGCTGGAACAGGGCAAAGGTGCACAGGATGACATTCTGATGACGGTCATGCTGTGGCGTCTGGATACCGGCGATATTGCCGGTGCGCTGGAGATTGCCCGTTATGCCCTGAAGTACGGTCTGACCATGCCGGGTAAACACCGCCGCACTCCGCCGTACATGTTCACCGAGGAGGTGGCGCTTGCGGCCATACGCGCTCACGCTGCCGGTGAATCCGTGGATACCCGCCTGCTGACGGAGACCCTTGAACTGACCGCCACGGCTGACATGCCTGATGAAGTGCGCGCAAAGCTGCACAAAATCACCGGTCTGTTTCTGCGTGACGGTGGTGATGCCGCCGGTGCGCTGGCTCACCTGCAACGTGCGACCCGGCTCGACTGTCAGGCAGGCGTCAAAAAAGAGATTGAACGACTGGAGCGGGAGCTGAAACCGAAGCCGGAGCAGCAACCCAAAGCGGCCACCCGTGCCACGCGTAAGACCCGGAGCGTGACACCGGCAAAACGTGGACGCCCGAAAAGAAAGCCAGTTAACAACCGAATGCGCCCCGCGCCAGGGCGGCACGCCGGTCAGTGAGGGTGAATCACCTGACACTGCACCGGCGTCCACCGCCCGACTTTTCAGAGGTAGTCATGATGACGCTGATTATTCCGCGAAAGGAGGCTCCCGTGTCCGGTGAGGGTACGGTGGTCATCCCGCAACCGGCAGGCGACGAGCCGGTGATTAAAAACACGTTCTTTTTTCCCGATATCGACCCGAAGCGCGTCCGGGAACGTATGCGCCTTGAGCAGACCGTCGCCCCCGCCCGTCTGCGTGAGGCCATCAAGTCAGGCATGGCTGAAACGAATGCGGAGCTGTACGAGTACCGTGAACAGAAAATTGCCGCCGGTTTTACGCGTCTGGCGGACGTCCCGGCGGACGATATCGACGGTGAAAGCATCAAAGTTTTTTACTACGAGCGCGCCGTGTGTGCGATGGCGACCGCGTCGCTTTATGAGCGTTATCGCGGTGTGGATGCCAGTGCAAAAGGCGACAAGAAGGCCGACAGCATAGACAGCACTATTGATGAGCTGTGGCGGGATATGCGCTGGGCAGTGGCGCGTATCCAGGACAAGCCGCGCTGCATCGTGAGTCAAATCTGATGAAGACCTTTGCGCTACAGGGCGACACGCTCGACGCCATTTGTGTCCGGTATTACGGGCGCACTGAGGGCGTGGTTGAGACCGTGCTCGCCGCAAATTCGGGACTGGCTGAACTGGGTGCGGTGCTGCCACACGGCACCGCCGTCGAACTGCCCGACGTTCAGACCGCGCCCGTGGCTGAAACTGTCAATCTGTGGGAGTAACGCATGACAGCAGAAGAAAAAAGCGTCCTGTCGCTTTTCATGATTGGGGTGCTGATTGTTGTCGGCAAGGTGCTTGCCGGTGGTGAACCCATAACCCCGCGTCTGTTTATCGGGCGCATGTTGCTCGGTGGTTTTGTCTCGATGGTTGCCGGTGTTGTTCTGGTGCAGTTTCCTGACCTGTCACTGCCTGCGGTGTGCGGCATCGGTTCCATGCTGGGTATCGCCGGTTATCAGGTGATTGAGATTGCCATTCAGCGTCGCTTTAAGGGCAGGGGGAAACCGTAATGCCGGTTATTAACACGCATCAGAATATCGCCGCCTTTCTCGACATGCTGGCCGTGTCCGAAGGGACGGCGAATCATCCGCTGACGAAAAACCGGGGCTATGACGTGATAGTCACCGGACTGGACGGGAAGCCGGAAATTTTCACCGACTACAGTGACCACCCGTTCGCGCATGGCCGACCGGCGAAGGTGTTTAACCGTCGCGGTGAAAAGTCCACGGCCTCCGGTCGCTATCAGCAGCTTTACCTGTTCTGGCCGCACTACCGCAAACAGCTTGCCCTGCCGGATTTCAGTCCGTTGTCACAGGACAGACTCGCCATTCAGTTGATCCGCGAACGCGGTGCACTGGATGACATCCGGGCGGGACGCATTGAGTGCGCCATTTCACGCTGTCGCAATATCTGGGCGTCCCTGCCGGGTGCCGGTTACGGTCAGCGTGAGCATTCACTGGAAAAACTGGTCACCGTCTGGCGTACCGCTGGCGGCGTACCGGCTTAAACGGAGTAAACACCATGAAGAAATTATCCCTTTCACTGATGCTGAACGTGTCGCTGGCGCTGATGCTGGCACTGTCCCTGATTTACCCGCAGAGCGTGGCCGTCAGTTTTGTCGCTGCCTGGGCGATTCTGGCGATGATTATTTGTGTGGTTGCCGGTGGTGTCGGCGTGTATGCCACGGAGTATGTACTTGAACGCTACGGGCGGGAGCTGCCACCGGAATCGCTGGCCGTGAAGATTGTCACGTCGCTGTTTTTGCAGTCGGTGCCGTGGTGCAGACGGGCGGCGGCTCTGGTAGTGATGGTGGCGACGTTTATCTCGCTGGTTGCCGCCGGGTGGATTTTTACTGCGCTGATTTATCTCGTGGCGTCGCTGTTTTTCCGGCTGATACGCACGGCCTGCCGTCAGCGTCTTGAGGGGCGGGAACTATGTCAAAGCTGATGATTGCACTGGTCGTGTTGTTATCGCTGGCGGTGGCGGGGCTGTTTCTGGTGAAGCATGAAAACGCCAGACTGCGCTACTCGCTGGACAGGGCGAACAGCGTCGCCAGCGGGCAGCAGACGACCATCACCATGCTGAAAAATCAGCTTCATGTTGCCCTCACCAGGGCAGACAAAAACGAGCTGGCGCAGGTGGCACTGCGTCAGGAACTGGAGAACGCCGCGAAGCGTGAAGCACAGCGCGAGAAAACCATCACGAGGTTACTGAATGAAAACGAAGATTTTCGCCGCTGGTACGGCGCTGGCCTGCCTGATGCTGTGCGCCGGTTGCACCAGCGCCCGGCCTGCGCCGACGCCAGTGATTGTCCACAACGCCTGCCCGAAAGTGAGCCTTTGCCCGATGCCGGGCAGTGACCCGGAGACGAACGGCGATTTAAGTGCTGATATCCGGCAGCTTGAGAACGCGCTGGCACGCTGTGCCAGCCAGGTAAAAATGATTAAACACTGTCAGGACGAAAACGATGCTCAAACCCGACAGCCTGCGCAGGGCGCTGACTGATGCCGTCACGGTGCTGAAAACTAACCCCGATATGCTGCGGATATTCGTGGATAACGGGAGTATTGCCTCCACACTGGCGACGTCGCTGTCATTCGAAAAGCGTTACACGCTCAATGTGATTGTGACCGACTTTACCGGTGATTTTGACCTGCTCATTGTGCCGGTGCTGGCGTGGCTGCGGGAAAATCAGTCCGACATCATGACCACCGACGAAGGCCAGAAAAAGGGCTTCACGTTTTATGCAGACATCAACAATGACAGCAGCTTTGATATCAGCATCAGCCTGACGCTGACCGAGCGCACGCTGGTCAGTGAGGTGGACGGCGCACTGCATGTGAAGAATATCCCGGAACCCCCGCCGCCGGAGCCGGTTACCCGCCCGATGGAGCTGTATATCAATGGCGAACTGGTGAGCAAGTGGGATGAATGAGTTTAAGCGTTTTGAAGACCGGCTGGCCGGACTGACTGAATCGCTGTCACCGTCAGGGCGTCGGCGACTGAGTGCCGAACTGGCGAAACGTCTGCGGCAGAGTCAGCAGCGTCGGGTGATGGCACAGAAAGCCCCGGACGGCACACCCTACGTGCCACGCCAGCAGCAGAGCGCCAGAAAAAAGACTGGTCGTGTTAAGCGAAAAATGTTTGCGAAACTTATCACCAGTCGTTTTTTGCATATCCGCGCCAGCCCGGAGCAGGCATCAATGGAGTTTTACGGCGGGAAGTCGCCGAAAATCGCCAGTGTGCATCAGTTCGGTCTGTCGGAAGAAAACCGGAAAGACGGTAAGAAAATTGATTATCCGGCGCGTCCTCTGCTCGGCTTTACCGGTGAGGATGTGCAGATGATTGAAGAGATTATCCTGGCTCACCTCGACCGTTAGTTGTGCCATTCCCGACACCTCATCGGCACATTGCCGCCGGTATGACCCGGCGGCATCCTTCCCGTTATGAACACTCTCGCAAATATTCAGGAACTCGCGCGCGCACTGCGCAACATGATCCGCACCGGCATTATCGTCGAAACCGACCTTAACGCCGGTCGCTGCCGTGTGCAGACCGGCGGCATGTGCACCGACTGGCTTCAGTGGCTGACCCATCGCGCCGGGCGTTCGCGCACATGGTGGGCACCTTCCGTGGGGGAGCAGGTGCTGATTCTGGCCGTGGGCGGTGAACTTGACACGGCGTTTGTTCTGCCGGGGATTTATTCCGGCGATAACCCCGCGCCGTCTGCGTCGGCGGATGCCCTGCATATCCGTTTCCCTGACGGGGCGGTGATTGAGTATGAACCCGAAACTAGTGCACTCACGGTAAGCGGAATTAAAACGGCCAGCGTGACGGCTTCTGATTCTGTTACTGCCAGGGTGCCTGTGGTCATGGTGAAAGCATCAACCCGCGTCACCCTGGACACACCGGAGGTGGTCTGCACCAACAAGCTGATCACCGGCACGCTGGAAGTGCAGAAGGGCGGGACGATGCGCGGCAACATTGAACACACCGGCGGTGAACTCTCATCAAACGGTAAGGTACTGCATACCCATAAACACCCAGGAGACAGCGGCGGCACAACCGGGAGTCCTCTATGACAGCACGTTATCTCGGAATGAATCGCAGTGATGGCCTGACTGTCACTGACCTTGAGCATATCAGCCAGAGTATCGGCGATATCCTGCGCACACCGGTCGGCTCACGGGTGATGCGTCGTGATTACGGCTCGTTGCTGGCATCAATGATTGACCAGCCGCAGACCCCGGCGCTTGAGTTGCAGATTAAGGTCGCCTGTTACATGGCGGTGCTGAAATGGGAACCCCGCGTCACCCTGTCATCCGTCACCACTGAGCGCAGTTTTGAGGGGCGAATGACGGTCACGTTAACCGGTCAGCACAACGACACCGGCCAGCCACTTTCGTTAACCATCCCTGTGAGTTGAAACCATGCCGATTATCGACCTGAACCAGCTACCCGCACCGGATGTGGTCGAGGAGCTGGACTTTGAAACCATTCTTGCCGAACGCAAGGCGACACTGATTTCCCTTTACCCGGAAGACCAGCAGGAGGCGGTCGCCCGTACCCTGACGCTGGAATCTGAGCCTCTCGTCAAACTGCTGGAGGAAAATGCTTATCGTGAGCTTATCTGGCGTCAGCGTGTGAATGAGGCCGCACGGGCGGTGATGCTGGCCTGTGCAGCCGGTAATGACCTTGATGTGATTGGTGCCAATTACAACACCACACGCCTGACTATCACCCCGGCAGATGATTCGACCATCCCGCCGACACCGGCAGTGATGGAGTCTGACACCGATTATCGTCTGCGTATTCAGCAGTCATTTGAGGGCTTAAGCGTCGCCGGGTCGGTGGGAGCCTATCAGTATCATGGTCGCAGTGCCGACGGGCGTGTCGCGGATATCTCTGTCACCAGTCCGTCTCCGGCCTGCGTCACCATCTCCGTGCTGTCACGTGAAAATAACGGTGTCGCATCCGAAGACCTGCTGGCCGTGGTGCGTAACGCCCTGAATGGCGAGGACGTCAGACCGGTGGCCGACCGCGTGACCGTGCAGTCCGCCGCCATCGTTGAATACCAGATAAACGCCACGCTTTACCTTTACCCTGGTCCCGAAAGCGAACCCATTCGCGCTGCCGCCGTGAAAAAACTGGAAGCGTATATCACGGCACAGCACCGGCTGGGGCGCGACATCCGTCTGTCTGCCATTTATGCCGCTTTGCATGTGGAAGGCGTGCAGCGTGTCGAGCTGGCCGCACCACTGGCCGACATTGTGCTCAACAGTACGCAGGCGTCTTTCTGCACCGAATACAGCGTCGTGACCGGAGGCTCGGATGAGTGATTCGCGCCTGCTGCCGACCGGCTCATCACCGCTTGAAGTTGCCGCCGCAAAAGCCTGTGCGGAAATTGAAAAAACGCCGGTCAGTATTCGTGAACTGTGGAACCCGGATACCTGTCCGGCAAATCTGCTGTCGTGGCTGGCGTGGTCATTTTCGGTTGACCGCTGGGATGATAAGTGGCCGGAAGCGACAAAACGCGCTGTTATCCGCGATGCGTATTTCATTCACTGCCATAAGGGCACTATAGGCGCAATCCGGCGTGTGGTGGAGCCGCTCGGCTATCTGATTGAGGTGAGGGAGTGGTGGCAGCTCAACGAGGAACCGGGGACGTTCCGCATCGTTGTTGGCGTGCTTGAGCAGGGTATTACCGAGGAAATGTATCAGGAGCTGGAGCGTCTCGTTGCTGATGCAAAACCTGCAAGCCGCCATCTGACGGGACTGGCTATCAGTTTAAGTACAACCGGCAACATTTTTGCCGGTGCGGGATGCTATCACGGCGACGCCCTGACGGTTTATCCCTACACCCCGGAGGCCATTATTGTCGGAGGGGATTATTTCCCGGCCTCGGCCATTCATTTAATTGATAACCTGAGAGTAAACGCATGACAGTGAAATACTACGCCATTCTGACTAATCAGGGCGCAGCACGGCTGGCTAACGCGACGATGCTTGGCAGTAAGCTGAATCTGACGCAAATGGCCGTTGGTGATGCGAATGGTGTCTTGCCGACACCAGACCCGGCACAGACAAAACTGATTAATCAGAAACGCATTGCACCGCTGAATCTTCTGAGTGTTGACCCGAACAACCAGAGCCAGATTATTGCGGAGCAAATCATCCCTGAGAACGAGGGCGGATTCTGGATCCGTGAGATTGGGCTTTATGATGATGAAGGCGTACTCATTGCGGTGGCCAACTGCCCGGAAACGTACAAACCGCAGTTACAGGAAGGCAGTGGTCGTACCCAGACTATCCGCATGATTCTGGTTGTCACGAATATCGAAGCCATCACGCTGAAAATCGACCCGTCGGTGGTACTGGCGACCCGTAAATATGTGGATGATGAAGTCCTGGAATTAAGGCTGTATGTGGATGACCAGATGAGAAACCACATTGCCGCACAGGATCCTCATACCCAGTATGCACAGAAACATAATCCGACATTTACCGGAGAACCAAAAGCCCCGACGCCTGCCGCAGGAAATAACACCACGCGGATTGCGACCACTGAGTTTGTTCAGGCCGCTATTACCGCTCTGATTAACGGCGCGCCAGCCACGCTGGACACACTGAAAGAAATTGCCGCAGCCATTAACAATGACCCGAAATTCAGCACCACCATTAACAATGCGCTGTCAGGTAAGCAGCCACTGGATGAGACGCTGACTCATTTGAGCGGAAAGGATGTTGCCGGCCTTCTCGCATACCTTGGTTTGGGAGAAGGCTCTGTATTACCCGTTGGTGTGCCTGTTCCGTGGCCTTCAGCCACACTGCCAACAGGCTGGCTGAAATGCAACGGGGCGGCATTTTCTGCTGAAGAATACCCGGAACTGGCAAAGGCTTACCCGACAAATATATTGCCTGATTTACGTGGTGAATTTATTCGTGGCTGGGATGACGGGCGCGGAGTGGACAGTAGCCGGACGTTGTTGTCGTGGCAAAAAGGCTCTTATCTGGTTCAGGAAGCCAATATATCACCCGACAGCGTGGTGCAGTTTTCGGTAAACGACATTGCCCTGCTGGGATGGGATAAAACTGAAACCAATTCAGATATTCTCAGAGCGAAAAGTATACCTACAGAACATATCTGGAACCCCGTTCCAGTGGGAGCCTGGGGGATTCAGTATCTGGGTTATGCAAGGCCACGTAACATTGCATTTAACTACATCGTAAGGGCTGCATGATGAGCAAGAAAACCATGACTACAGCGGTGCTGAATGAATCGCGGCTGGCAACAGTTGCAGGAGAGGTTGTTGTCCACAGCTACGATAATAAGACGCGGGAATACCTTTGCACGTCAACCGAATATCTGGCTGTGGGCGTTGGCCTTCCTGCACATTCATGCACTGATGCCCCCGGGGAAAGGCGGGCTGGTTATGCAATTTGCCGCACAGCCGACCTGACCGCGTGGGAGTACGTGCCGGACCATCGGGGTGAGACAGTCTATAACACAGAAACCCGTGAGGCAGCAGAAATCACCACTCCGGGGGATTACCCTGAAAACACAACCACTGTCGCCCCGTTAACGCCATACGATGAATGGGATGGTGAGAAATGGGTGACAGATACTGAGGCACAGCATAGCGCCGCAGTAGGCGCGGCAGAAACACAGCGACAGTCACTGATTGATACTGCAATGGCTTCCATTAATCTGATTCAACTGAAATTGCAGGCCGGGCGAAAACTGACGCAGACAGAAACCACCCGGCTTAACGTCGTGCTGGATTACATTGACGCGGTGACGGTAACTGATACCAGCACCGCGCCGGATATCAATTGGCCTGCTCCCCCGGAGGCGTAGGCCAGACGGGATTTGATGTATCAACGCGCATCAGTAAGACCCGATATTTTTTCCATTCAGACAACGCGGCGGTTTCTTCTGCCGTCGCGATTTCCGCATCAAAAGCATCCTGTCTCCAGACTATTTCCTTATCAGCCATTGAACGCAATACCGTTCTTTTCTGTTCAGCCTGAATAATCTGTTGTTCAGCGGAGAGTGGCGGGATATCAATCCATGCAGGATTACCATTTTTATCAGCCCCCAGCGTTTTGCCTTCTGGCGCTACGCCTGTGTAAATTGCCATTGTTTCATCATCAACATCAACGCCATTTTCAGGCCATGAACCGGCGCTGATATATACCTCTTTTAGTGCTTTCGGATAGAAAGAGCCTTTATAAAATTTATTCATTCTTAATACCCCAGCGCGATAAAACAACAATCTTCGGTGCCCTCTCCGGATGGCGACCAGTTCTGAATACTGATATGCGTTCTGCTGGCAATACGCACATTCATCGCGGCATTGTAGCCAGATGTTCCACGGTTTCCGGTCGCAAACAAGCCTGCATAGGGAAAAGCAAATGGTAAGGCATATCCAGCATCAGCTCCCTTTTGTGTTGCCACCGTTCCCCACTGCAACATAAGTTTCACCGGGTTTCCTGTCGTCGCAATGCATGGAATGTAGATGTAGCCATTACCTGACATCATTGACCTGAAGCTGTCTAAATCCAGTAACTTCGAGGCATTATCTGCTCCAACATCTCGTGTTGCAGCGGTCCCTAACTGGAGCGCATTTCGGAAGGCTGATACATCAGAAATATCAGATCCATTAGCCGATTTCTGCATAGCTCTGGAGGCTCTATTTATCGTTTCTCCCAAACCAACGTTTATGAAAATGCAGAGATAACGGGCAAGTGGCATCATCTCCGGTTTTTATTCAGGGGGATGCTCATGCTTATTGGCTATGTACGCGTGTCAACAAATGACCAGAACACGGAATTGCAGCGTAACGCGCTGGAGTGCGCAGGATGTGAGCTGATTTTTGAGGATAAAATCAGCGGCACGAAGTCCGACAGGCCGGGGCTGAAAAAACTGCTCAGAACATTATCGGAAGGTGACACTCTGGTAGTCTGGAAGCTGGACCGGCTGGGGCGTAGTATGCGGCATCTGGTCATTCTGGTTGAGGAGCTGCGCGAACGCGGCATTAATTTTCGCAGCCTGACGGATGCCATTGATACCAGCACGCCGATGGGGCGTTTTTTCTTTCATGTGATGGGTGCCCTGGCTGAAATGGAGCGAGAACTCATTGTCGAGCGGACACGCGCCGGACTGGAGGCGGCCAGAGCCAAAGGTCGTATTGGTGGCAGACGTCCGAAACTCACCGCGAGTGAGTGGGAGCAGGCCGGGCGGTTGCTGGCTGCAGGGGAATCACGTCAACGCGTGGCACTGATTTTTGATATTGGCCTGTCCACGCTCTATAAAAAATTCCCCGCCTCAGTGACAAAAAATAAATTGTGTCATCCCTTAGCCAACCGGGACAAATAGCCTGACATCTCCGGCACAACTAAAAATATCAGTCACCCATTAACCACGGAGTTAAACGGATGAGTGACTATCATCACGGCGTGCAGGTGCTGGAGATTAACGACGGCACCCGCGTCATTTCCACCGTATCCACTGCCATTGTCGGCATGGTCTGCACGGCCAGCGATGCGGATGCGGAAACCTTCCCCCTCAATAAACCGGTGCTGATTACCAATGTGCAGAGCGCAATTGCAAAGGCTGGTAAAAAAGGCACGCTGGCGGCGTCGTTACAGGCCATCGCCGACCAGTCAAAACCGGTCACCGTTGTCGTGCGTGTGGAAGACGGCACCGGTGACGACGAGGAAACGAAACTCGCGCAGACCGTTTCCAATATCATCGGCACCACCGACGAAAACGGTCAGTACACCGGACTGAAAGCCCTGCTGGCGGCAGAGTCGGTAACCGGTGTTAAACCGCGTATTCTCGGCGTGCCGGGACTGGACATCAAAGAGGTGGCTGTTGCACTGGCATCAGTCTGTCAGAAGCTGCGCGCTTTCGGGTATATCAGCGCATGGGGCTGTAAAACCATTTCCGAGGTGAAAGCCTACCGCCAGAATTTCAGCCAGCGTGAGCTGATGGTCATCTGGCCGGATTTCCTCGCATGGGATACGGTCACCAGTACCACCGCCACCGCGTATGCCACCGCCCGTGCGCTGGGTCTGCGCGCTAAAATCGACCAGGAGCAGGGCTGGCATAAAACGCTGTCCAATGTCGGGGTGAACGGTGTTACCGGCATCAGCGCATCCGTCTTCTGGGATTTGCAGGAGTCCGGCACCGATGCTGACCTGCTTAACGAGTCAGGCGTCACTACGCTGATTCGCCGCGACGGTTTCCGCTTCTGGGGTAACCGTACCTGCTCCGATGACCCGCTGTTCCTCTTTGAAAACTACACCCGCACCGCGCAGGTGCTGGCCGACACGATGGCTGAGGCGCACATGTGGGCGGTGGACAAGCCCATCACTGCAACGCTGATTCGCGACATCGTTGACGGCATCAATGCCAAATTCCGTGAGCTGAAAACAAACGGCTATATCGTGGATGCGACCTGCTGGTTCAGCGAAGAATCCAACGATGCGGAAACCCTCAAGGCCGGAAAACTGTATATCGACTATGACTATACCCCGGTGCCTCCTCTTGAAAACCTGACCCTGCGCCAGCGTATTACCGATAAATACCTGGCAAATCTGGTCACCTCGGTTAACAGCAATTAAGGAGCCTGACCGATGGCAATGCCGCGCAAACTCAAGTTAATGAACGTCTTTCTGAACGGCTACAGCTATCAGGGCGTTGCAAAGTCCGTCACGCTGCCAAAACTGACCCGTAAGCTCGAAAACTATCGCGGTGCGGGGATGAACGGCAGCGCACCGGTAGACCTCGGCCTTGATGACGATGCGCTGTCAATGGAGTGGTCGCTCGGTGGTTTCCCGGATTCGGTTATCTGGGAGCTTTACGCCGCAACCGGTGTGGATGCCGTGCCGATTCGTTTTGCAGGCTCTTACCAGCGCGACGATACCGGCGAAACGGTGGCCGTCGAAGTGGTCATGCGTGGACGTCAGAAAGAAATCGACACTGGCGAGGGTAAACAGGGAGAAGACACTGAGTCGAAAATCTCCGTGGTCTGCACCTATTTCCGGCTGACGATGGACGGTAAGGAGCTGGTCGAAATTGACACCATCAACATGATTGAGAAGGTGAACGGCGTCGACCGGCTGGAGCAACACCGCCGCAATATCGGCCTGTGATTTTCATCCGGTCAGCCTGGCTGACCGGTTAACCCCGATTCATAAGTGAGAAAACCATGAACAAAGAAAATGTCATTACCCTGGACAATCCGGTCAAACGTGGTGAGCAGGTTATCGAACAGGTCACGCTGATGAAACCCAATGCCGGGACGCTGCGTGGTGTCAGTCTGGCAGCGGTCGCGAACTCCGAAGTCGATGCACTGATTAAGGTGCTGCCGCGCATGACGGCACCGATGCTGACCGAGCAGGAAGTCGCCGCGCTGGAACTGCCTGACCTTGTGGCGCTGGCCGGTAAGGTGGTCGGTTTTTTGTCGCCGAACTCGGTGCAGTGACGTTTCCAAAAAATCTCTCGGTCGATGACCTGATGGCGGATGTGGCAGTGGTATTTCACTGGCCGCCATCAGAACTGTATCCCATGAGCCTGACCGAACTCATCACATGGCGCGAAAAGGCGCTCCGGCGAAGCGGAAACACGAATGAGTAACAATGTAAAATTACAGGTATTGCTCAGGGCTGTTGACCAGGCATCCCGCCCGTTTAAATCCATCCGCACAGCGAGCAAATCGCTGTCGGCGGATATCCGGGAAACACAAAAATCACTGCGCGAGCTGAACGGTCAGGCATCCCGTATTGAGGGATTTCGCAAGACCAGTGCACAGCTCGCCGTGACTGGTCATGCACTTGAAAAGGCACGGCAGGAGGCCGAAGCCCTTGCCACACAGTTTAAAAACACCGAACGTCCGACACGTGCTCAGGCGAAAGTGCTGGAATCCGCAAAGCGTGCGGCGGAGGACTTACAGGCGAAATATAACCGCCTGACGGATTCCGTTAAACGCCAGCAGCGGGAACTGGCCGTTGTGGGAATTAATACCCGCAATCTTGCACATGATGAGCAGGGACTGAAAAACCGTATCAGTGAAACCACCGCACAGCTTAACCGTCAGCGTGACGCGCTGGCTCGTGTCAGTGCGCAACAGGCAAAACTTAACGCAGTAAAACAGCGTTATCAGGCAGGCAAGGAACTGGCCGGAAATATGGCCTCAGTGGGCGCTGCCGGTGTGGGGATTGCGGCGGCGGGAACGATGGCCGGAGTTAAGTTGCTGATGCCCGGTTATGAGTTTGCGCAGAAAAACTCAGAATTGCAGGCCGTGCTCGGAGTGGCAAAAGACTCCGCCGAAATGACCGCACTCCGCAAGCAGGCGCGCCAGCTCGGCGACAATACCGCCGCTTCGGCGGATGATGCGGCCGGTGCACAGATAATCATCGCGAAAGCGGGTGGGGATGTTGATGCCATTCAGGCGGCAACGCCGGTCACGCTGAATATGGCGCTGGCGAACCGCCGCACGATGGAAGAAAACGCCGCCCTGCTGATGGGGATGAAATCCGCCTTTCAGCTTTCAAACGATAAGGTCGCTCATATCGGGGATGTTCTCTCCATGACGATGAACAAAACCGCCGCCGATTTTGACGGCATGAGCGATGCGCTGACCTATGCCGCACCTGTGGCAAAAAATGCCGGTGTCAGCATTGAAGAAACCGCCGCAATGGTCGGGGCGCTGCATGATGCAAAAATCACAGGCTCAATGGCGGGGACGGGAAGCCGTGCCGTGTTAAGCCGCCTGCAGGCACCGACGGGAAAAGCATGGGATGCACTCAAAGAGCTTGGTGTGAAAACCTCAGACAGCAAGGGAAACACCCGGCCAATATTTACCATTCTGAAAGAAATGCAGGCCAGTTTTGAGAAAAACCGGCTCGGTACTGCCCAGCAGGCTGAATACATGAAAACTATTTTCGGGGAGGAGGCCAGCTCAGCCGCCGCCGTGCTGATGACTGCCGCCTCAACCGGAAAGCTGGACAAACTGACCGCTGCGTTTAAAGCCTCAGACGGGAAGACCGCCGAGCTGGTAAATATCATGCAGGACAACCTAGGCGGTGACTTTAAAGAGTTTCAGTCCGCTTATGAGGCGGTAGGGACAGACCTGTTTGACCAGCAGGAAGGCGCACTGCGTAAGCTCACACAGACGGCCACAAAGTATGTGTTAAAACTCGACGGCTGGATACAGAAAAACAAATCACTGGCGTCAACCATTGGCATCATTGCCGGTGGCGCGCTGGCGCTTATTGGCATCATCGGTGCCATTGGTCTTGTAGCCTGGCCGGTTATCACTGGCATCAATGCCATCATCGCGGCAGCAGGCGCAATGGGGGCAATCTTCACGACGGTTGGCAGTGCTGTTATGACGGCCGTCGGGGCGATTAGCTGGCCGGTTGTGGCCGTGGTGGCCGCCATTGTCGCCGGGGCGTTGCTTATCCGTAAATACTGGGAGCCTGTCAGCGCATTCTTTGGCGGTGTGGTGGAAGGGCTGAAAGCGGCATTTGCGCCGGTGGGGGAACTGTTCACGCCACTTAAACCGGTGTTTGACTGGCTGGGTGAAAAGTTACAGGCCGCGTGGCAGTGGTTTAAAAACCTGATTGCCCCGGTTAAAGCCACACAGGACACCCTGAACCGTTGCCGTGACACGGGCGTCATGTTCGGGCAGGCACTGGCTGACGCGTTGATGCTGCCGCTTAATGCGTTCAACAAACTGCGCAGTGGTATTGACTGGGTACTGGAAAAACTCGGTGTTATCAACAAAGAGTCAGACACACTTGACCAGACCGCCGCAAGGACTAATGCCGCCACGTATGGCACCGGTGGTTATATTCCGGCGACCAGCTCTTATGCAGGCTATCAGGCTTATCAGCCGGTCACGGCACCGGCTGGCCGCTCTTATGTAGACCAGAGTAAAAACGAATATCACATCAGCCTGACGGGTGGTACTGCGCCGGGGACACAGCTTGACCGCCAGTTACAGGATGCGCTCGAAAAATACGAGCGGGATAAACGTGCGCGCGCCCGTGCCAGCATGATGCATGACGGTTAAGGAGGTGACGAAAAATGATGCTCGCGTTAGGTATGTTTGTTTTTATGCGCCAGACGCTGCCACACCAGACCATGCAGCGTGAATCAGATTATCGCTGGCCGTCAAATTCCCGTATCGGTAAACGGGATGCCTTTCAGTTTCTCGGTGTGGGTGAGGAAAACATCACGCTTGCCGGTGTGCTTTATCCCGAACTGACCGGCGGAAAGCTGACGATGACCACGCTCAGGCTGATGGCAGATGAAGGCCGGGCGTGGCCGTTGCTGGATGGCACCGGCATGATTTACGGCATGTATGTCATCAGCAAGGTGAGTGAAACAGGGAGTATTTTCTTTGCAGACGGCACACCCCGGAAAATTGATTTTACGCTGTCGCTCACCCGCGTTGATGAATCACTGGCCGCGCTTTATGGCGATATCGGTAAACAGGCGGAGTCGCTCATCGGTAAGGCCGGCAGTATGGCGACCAGATTCACAGGTATGACGGGGGCGGGATAATGCTGGATGCACTGACATTTGATGCAGGCAGTACGCTGACGCCGGATTACATGCTGATGCTCGACAGCAGGGATATTACCGGCAATATCAGCGACCGTCTGATGAGCATGACCCTGACGGATAACCGGGGCTTTGAGGCTGACCAGCTTGATATTGAACTGAACGATGCCGACGGGCAGGTCGGACTACCGATTCGTGGCGCTGTCCTGACGGTGTATATCGGCTGGAAAGGTTTTGCCCTGGTATGCAAAGGGAAATTTACCGTTGATGAGGTTGAACACCGGGGCGCACCGGATGTGGTCACCATCCGCGCCCGGAGTGCAGATTTTCGCGGGACGCTCAATTCCCGCCGTGAAGGCTCATGGCATGACACCACGCTCGGTGCGATTGTTGAGGCGATAGCCTCCCGTAACAGGCTGGAAGCCAGTGTCGCTCCGTCACTGGCCGGAATTAAAATCCCGCACATCGACCAGTCGCAGGAGTCTGATGCGAAATTTCTGACCCGTCTTGCAGAACGCAACGGCGGTGAGGTGTCGGTAAAAATGGGAAAACTGCTGTTTCTCAAAGCGGGGCAGGGGGTGACGGCCAGCGGTAAAAAAATCCCGCAGGTCACCATCACCCGCAGCGACGGTGACCGCCATCATTTTGCGATTGCTGACCGTGGAGCCTACACCGGCGTAACGGCAAAGTGGTTACACACCAAAGACCCGAAGCCGCAAAAGCAGAAGGTAAAACTGAAACGCAAAAAGAAAGAGAAACACCTGCGCGCACTGGAGCACCCGAAAGCGAAACCGGTCACGCAGAAGAAAGCGCCAAAAGTACCGGAAGCGCGCGAAGGTGAATACATGGCAGGTGAGGCTGACAATGTTTTTGCCCTGACTACGGTATATGCCACGAAAGCGCAGGCCATGCGCGCCGCTCAGGCGAAGTGGGATAAACTGCAACGGGGCGTTGCGGAGTTCTCCATCAGCCTGGCTACCGGTCGGGCTGATATTTACACGGAAACACCGGTTAAAGTGTCAGGCTTTAAGCGCGTCATAGACGAGCAGGACTGGACAATCACTAAGGTGACACATTTTCTGAATAATAGCGGCTTCACGACGTCCTTAGAGCTTGAGGTCAGGCTTTCTGATGTGGAGTACGAAACAGAAGATGATGAGTGATGTTTTTATTTTATCTGTTTGTTTTATAAGGATAAATTAACTAAAATGGCACCATCAACAAAACCGGAAGAGGTGCTCGCGATGTTTCATTGTCCTTTATGCCAGCATGCCGCACATGCGCGTACAAGCCGCTATATCACTGACACGACAAAAGAGCGTTATCACCAGTGTCAGAACGTGAATTGCAGCGCCACGTTCATCACTTATGAGTCGGTACAGCGATACATCGTGAAGCCGGGAGAAGTCCACGCCGTAAGACCGCACCCGTTGCCGTCAGGGCAGCAAATTATGTGGATGTAA